GAGATCACCTTGTATCTGGTTTTTCCAAAGTGTCAAATTTACTTTTGCTGTTGCCGAAAACGAAGGTCTAACAAGGCTTGTTTCTTCTTGGGGTCCGTTTCGCGCTTCAACATGACTTCGGTTACCACGGTCGGGCCGGGGTCGTTGGCTCCCGCCACCACTGGCGCACCCTCTCCTGCACCTTGTGCTGCCGTTTTGGGAGGCGCGAAAGGAGAAGGCGCGCCCCCAGCCGATGGCGAAAGCCAGGCGGAAAGACCCTTAGGGATGTCTCCGGCGGCCAGCTTTTCGGCGACCCAATCGGCCAAAGAGGGTCGCCCTTGGGGATCAAGCCTTGAATGGTAGGTCTTAGCGATCTGTTGCGCCTCATCATCGAGCAAAGAGGGGTGTACCTTTGCGAGTCGAAGCGTCTCTTGGTACTCTTTCGCAAGGTTCTCTTTCTCTTGCACCATTGCCGAAAGCTGCGCTTTCTCTGCCGCGAATAGCTCAACCTGCTTTGTCAGGCGAGCCATTTCAAACTGCAATTGCTTCTTCTGCTCGTTCACTTTTTGGAAACGGCTGTACGTGCCGGGGTCCCGTTGCTCCCAACCTTTCTCGGACTCTCCGGAAGCGTCGGCCGAGGCCTCGGGTGCGGCCTGAGGAGGGGTCTCCTGGTTCACGGGCGGTGTTGGTTCGTTCATGCGTTGGCTCTCCTTGGCAGGTATAACATGGGTTTTTAGAACTGTACAGGCGTTGAGTGCACTGTTCGGCTGTTTAGTATTATTTGAATTCTGCGGCCTGCTCGGGGGTTAGCCCCATCATGGTAACCAAAAGCGCCCGGAGGTTGTCGATACTCATTTGTCCAGCTTGAACCTGCGCTAACATGCCAGGGATCAGCGCCACGTAACCTACCGGATACTCTCTCCCACCGTCTTCGCTTTCGACTTTAAGGTAAAGCTCGGCGTCTAAAGGTGTTTTCCCAGGGTTCAGCTTTAACCAGGCATCCTCTTTTTTCAAGAGCCCACTTTCAAGCTGCCACTTCAAATCTTCTCTCACCGCCGAAGACTCTTCCGCTGTTAACGGGATCGCGTGATAGGTCACGCTCCAACCGTCCTCGGGATAGCCAAGCATGGCTGCGGCTTTTCGCAGAAGCTCTTCGTCTCCAGCTTGAAACTGGGGCTCAAAGCGGCGTTGTGATTCCCTTTGTGCCTCTTTTGTAATGGCAATGGCGTGCCCGCTCCTCGGGTCGCCCGCAACGCGCTGGATGTCGGCGGGTGAGATTCCGGCCATCGCTGCCACGCGCCGTTCATAGTTTGCTACGGCGTCTTGAATTTCAACCGGGTTTGAGGACGCGTTCCATTGCCCTACCGAAAACTGCCCGTTGCTCATCGCGTCGCTTGCAAGCTGCATTTGAAAAACCGTCGTCGGGTCTGTTGTGATTTGGCTTTCCCCGTTCGGCCCGATCTTTTCACTTCCAGCCGCTTCGAGCCCTACCATCCAGCGCTGCGGCCAGGAGGCTTGGCGCATCACGTGGCCGAAATAAGTCCAGTAAACGGCACATAGAAGCGTGCCTTCTACCAGTTCGCTTAACTCGGTGTAGTCGAAAAGCTTCCCGGTCTTCTGGGCGTGATGGAGGATGTACGGCAAAAACGGCGTTCCATCAGCGTAACGCCACGGGTAGCTTCCGCCCCCCAGGAATCCCCCCCACACCTTCTGGGTCAAGTCGCCGTACTCGTATTTGTCCACCTTTAAGCTTGGTTCTTTCGAGAAGGATCGCACCGACGGGAACGCCGGGTCTGAAATATCATATAGATCCCAAACCCACGTGTTCATTCCGTCAATACTTCGCATGCACAGTTCACAAATTGTCACCGGTCGATCCGGATCGTCAACACTTGCCGCTGCCTTCACCATGTCGGGATAAACGGGACGGATGTTTAAACCTCCGCTTTTCGGCGCGTCGATGGCAAGAAGCATTTCACGAAGTCCGAGCGTGTCGCGCTGGATCCGTTGCATCAGCTCCCACAGCCCGGTTTCTTCCACTGCTTTAATCAGCTCAGGGCTCGGGCCTGAGACCGTCACGCCGCGATCGTACAAAACGGAAAGCTGGGTGGTTGCCGTTCGGAAGGGGTTACTGGAAAGGTCAGGGTCTCCCCACGCTTCGGCGCGCGTCGGCCCAACCATCTTTGTGATTTTTTGCGCCACGTCGTCGCGCCAAACCCCTTCTAAAATTCGGCGGCGCAAGCGGGTTTCGGTCCACCGCTTGTAGTCCTTTTCTTCCATGGTCACGGGCGCGTGCCCTAAAACTTGCAAGTCGCTCATTGTTCCTCGCTTTTTAAACTTTTACTTTTGCGGGTTGGTAGTTTTTTTGTGGTCGCACCTGGCGAATTGAATTCGCATGCTCCCAAGTGGCGTAACGGATTGCGTCGATAATGTCCTTGTAGTCACTGTTTTTATCGCCGTTCCATTTTTCAAAGCTCTCGATCGTTCGGCTGCATGTCTCGTAAATGCCGAACCCCCGGTGCGGTACCATCGCGCGCATCAGCCAATCCACACCCGTGCCCACCGAGCCCGCACCTGCGCCTGACCCGGTCTTGGCTTGAATAATTGGGGGCACCAATCGCGTCACTTTAAGTTGTGCCGCAACCGCACGATGCAGGTCGATATTGCTTTTTTTCGTTCCGCCTCGGTATTGCATGTTGTGGTCGCGGTCCCCGAATACGCGGTCGAGGTCATGCCACCCCCACCCCCACCGGCGAAGCATCGATAAGATTCCGGCTGCGTCGTCGTCGTGGGTGCTTTGCCCTTCACCGAACCACTCGTCAAGAATAAGCACGCGAGGCCTGAAAGCCGGGTTTGCTGTTAGGTTTTTCTCAATTGCCACCAAGCTTGCGCATTGCTTAAAGGTCCGCTCTCCGTGATCGATCCCTAAATGAATGTGCCATTCGGTGGGGTCTTGCGCCAATTCGTAACGCGTCACCGTGTGCCGTCCCTTATCAAACGGGACAAACATCGCGTCGGTGATCAAATAGTCCCACTCGCCGTCAAGGATGATCGGCGACGACGCCGACCTTGTGCCGGAACGAATCCGATTCACAAAATCCTTGTCCATGAATGTTCCGAGCCCATCGTCTAACCGCATCGGGTAGCGCGAGCCCACCGGAATCATCAGCTCCGCACGGAAGGGGTAGTGGTGGTCCGATACAATGCCAGCTTCAACCTCGGCTCTCAGATAAGAAAGGTCTGCACCAATTGGGGTTGTCGAAAGAATGAACGTTCCGTTCTTCTTCATAAGCCGCTTTTTAAGCTCGTTATAAACGCGCTCGTCTGCGGGCTCGTCGAGCATCACAAAATGCAGCGTTTCGGAAGCCAGCGTTCTTGCGTCCTGCTGTACCGATTTAAATTTGAGAACCGAGCCGTTTTTGTATTGGATCACCGGGTTTCGGCCAAAGCCTGTTTTCTCGGTGAATTCCTGGGTTTTCGTCCAGTCAATCGCGCTGCGGTCGCAAATGCTCCAGAATTTTTCTTGGATCGCGATGCCTTGGGTAGCTGTGGCGGTCACCACCCAGCCCCTGACCGGTGGCTTGTGCGTCACCAAATAGGGGTGCCGTCCCGTTAAGCGCCAGTCAACTTCTGCGAGTGCGGCCGTTGTCTTGCCCCCGTATTGGTTTCCCATGCGGATAAGCTTGATTTTCGCGGGATCTTTCTGAAATGCGTGTTGCGCGATCAACCAGCGCATCCAAGGTTTTGGGTCTGTGGTGGCGCGGGCTGAGATGGCTCGTGTCTTGCGAATTAGGGAAACAAGTTTAGGCTCAACCGGCGGCGTTGGTGGTGGCGCCGGTTGAGCCTGCTGTTTTGCTTTGCTTTGTGACTTTGCTTTTCGCAAGCTTTAGCGTGTCTCCAAATGCCGCCTTAGCGGCGGCGAAAGATTGAAATGAAAAGTTCGGCAAAGATGCCGAAGATGTGGCGAATGATGCGATGCATTATGATTTAATCACAACAAATGTCATGTTTCCATTGTCCGAAATGACGCAGTCGTCAGATTCGGTCATGAGCGCAAAAAGCACGTCATCGCTAACGTCTTCGCCCATGCCGACGTGTCGGGCCGCGGCGGCTCGGTCAAGAAGAACGTAAGGTTCAAGGTAGTCTTCTAGCTTAGCCGGGAACTCTTCCACGTCGTTTTCAATGCGCTCGATTTCTGAAAATTCCATGTTCCCTAAAATATGCAATGCAAAGAACGTGCCGACTTTGTCGCAAAGTGCGTTTCCGAATGCTTGAGTCATTGTTTTCTCCTGGTCAGCGGGGGGTTGTTTGTTGCTCCCCACCCCTTCATTGTATCCCACCTGCTTCATGGTGTCAATGGTTTTTTGTTTAATTTTTCGCATTTATTTAAAAATTATGCGGTTGGTTGTTCGATCGCAAAAAACACCAGGATATCCGCCGTTAGTTCCACTTCCTCTTGGTAAAGGTCCGCATCGGTGGATTCACAGATTCGTTTTGAGATTTCATCCACGCGCTCCTGAAGTGTCGGCTTGATGGAATAGTGGCTTAGATACTCGCAAAATTTTCGATCTGCGAATCGGATACCCCGAATGATTTCCACTAACGTTTCTATGTCCCCAATTATGGAAAGGTTGGCACCGAATGAAGTCAAGCACGATCGCCAAAAAGCAACAATTGGCAGATCGCCAGGTTTTTTCTCAAAATCAGGATCTTCGAAAACATCCATTCTTGAAAGCTTTTCAAGGAGTGTTCCCATTTTTGTTTTCATCGAATTGCCCAAAACACCAGCAGCTCGATCTCAAGCGTGTCCGATCTCAGAGAAAAGTCGAGGTTTAGCCTCATCGCTGTTTGTCTTGCTATTGCGTCCACCCGCACCTGGATCGGCACTTCGTGTCCCAAAAATTTTTGATAATTGAAATCTTGAATCCGGAATTCATGAACGATTTGACGTCGTTCTTGAAGATTTGTCACCCATTTCAAGTGAAACAAAAATGATTCCCAAAACCCCATCCAATAGGTAATCATCGCTGGTTGGTTTTCAGGAATTGGGAATTCGGATTCCTGAATTTCAAGCTGTATGTTCTTTAATTCTTTGATGACTCTTGAAATTTTGACTGGCATTTGCACCTCTGTTCGGTTATTCCGTTTGCGTTATCGTCAATTGTGAAAGTTGTTTGCCGATTCTCTCGACTTCTGCGGCGCTTAGCTGAATGCCAAGCTTTCGGATACAGATTTCAAGGACTTGCTCAAGCACCACCACCGGAAGATCGGTCAAATCATTAAGGAACATTTCTGTTAGCTCGTCGTTTGTCTTGCCCACAAATTCTTCAACGGTTTGCCGCCTAGAATCCAACGCAAAATCGAGCTCGCGCCGTGCTGCCAACAGCGACCGGTGGGCCGCCATGGCCGCCGTGATGGTGCCGGTGGAAAGCGCTTCTTCGCGGTCCTGCTCGATTTTCGTGATTTCCGCGCGGAGCTGATGATTCCGGTGGGCTCGCGCTACCCGATGCGGTTAGACGATGGGCTCGGAACATTCATGGACAAGGATTTTGTGAATCGGATTCGTTCCGGCACAAGGT